CTAACGTGATATAGCTTTCCAACGATGGATCAGTGACTTCAATAGCCATGACCCATTCATAAGTCGTATTCGTGGTAGCACCAGAAGGTGTTACCATTGAAGATGCAGTACGACCCTCAAATAAATCAAGAGGTGAATTATTAACACCTCCGAAACTTGGGCCGGGCGTAGATACGGTAGAACTACTCTGATTGTGGTAAGTTATTATAAACCTACCAGCACTACCCACTGGGAATAGGATTTTCAGTTGTCCCGTAGCGGGTGCAGAGAGTGTCAATGCTAAACTATTGTCATAGGTAGTCAAAGTACCAAGTTCATTAGCTGATGTAACACCAGTCATATAGAAATGGCTTTGAGCAAGATCACTACCTATAGCACCGCCTAATGTAGGCGATTTCAATACTACATCATAAGACACATGCAATTCTCCAGCAACAGAATCTGTTTGAGAACCGATTGTCGCAATCAACAATTTACCTAAATCATATTTCTGCAAGTCATCACTGACTCCAGCAGAACGCACTAATAAATTGCGCATGAGTCTCGAACTTGGAGCACATTCAACAGGGTAAAGGTTATCCTTACTGGGTACGCCCGCGCGTGCACCAGACAAACCTAAAATCCCTGCCTTAGATTGAGGCACCTCAGCATTCACATCATAAATCACTGCTCCTATAATTGTACCAAGAGCGGTGCTGGTTGACCCAAGTGCAGTTGCACTCGTTGATTTAAATGTGAAAATCATTGCAACAGCATCCCATTTCTGGAAACTGCGTGCAAGATTGCTGAGCCAAGGAAAAGTCGTTTGCATACCTGGATTAATATTCAACACCATGTTAGTTAACGCTGTGGTGGAATTAATATCCATGATATACTCAGTATGTCTCACCCGCACACCGTTATCAGGTGCGGAACCTACAACGGGTACTGGTGATGCCATTAGTGAATCAGCGCCAACCTTATCATAGGCACCGACTCCCACTATTGGTCTTGCTTTACGCATAAATCGTCCTGCATTTGGGTGCCATACATCTGCTGCAGCTTGTACGACATCCAAAAAGGGGGTGGTAAATTTCTTGTAACCTTTCTTTAGATCTGACCAGAAACCTCCTCGTCCACGTATTCGAGGTCTCCTGACGGCTGCTAAGAGTCGTCTACTCGGCACACCTTTATTTCCTCTTCGAGGCATATTAAAGTTTTATGTTACGGTTACCAATCGACTTCAAAGTTTTCACCTGAAAATCGATCATAATACTGTGCCCAAATTCTAGGTACACGATCTAAAACGATAGGCGTAAAGATGCCCTGCAGTTGAGTCCAAGAATTACACATTTTCTCGAACTCAGCCTGTTCATTAACCGAAATATGATACAGGTCTTCAAAGAACAAACGCGTCTGTTTTTCACAGCAAGCGGGTTCAAATAAATATCCAGTGGCTTTCTCAATTTTATGAGCGGTCCAACCTGGATCTTCATCATACGCGAGCGTACGTGCTCC